AGTTGCACCAACCGAACCAGTAACCCATGTTTTCATTCGTCTGTCATCTGTTTGAGAAGCTCTATAACGTACGTGTAAGAAAGGACGTTTCATATTTTTTCCTAACATTTCATCATAAACTGAAGAAACACCAGCTGGAATAAATACACCTCTAATAGCGTTAACAGTGTCCATAGCATTAATTGAACCTCTTGTTGCTTTGTCATTTAGATATTTCCAGTCAGTTTTGTAGAAGTCATAAGAACCTCTTCGGAAACCAGAGAAACCTAAATTAAGCGCCATGTCTTCAGAGTTGTCAAACACTCCGTAAGAAGTACCACCTGTTCCATTAGAATTCATAGCTGCTAACATATCGTCAACCGCTAATGCAGTGCTTCTATCTAAGAACATCATGTTTTCCTCAATAGCACCTTGAGAGTCAAACTCTGCTAAAATAGCATCAAATTCAGCTAAATCAGTAGCAGCTAAAACACCCGTGATACCAGAAGACATGTTACCTCTACTTTCAATAGCAGCAAATAAACCTTCTGTACCGAAAGTATTACCGGCAGCACCATATAATTCACTATCAAGTAATGTAGAACCAGGCACACCTTGAACAGACTCAATCATTGCCATTTCAACGTAATCAGCAAATCTAGCTCTTGTATCACCTTCAGCTTTTAAGTACCATAAGTAACCTGATTGACCATCTTCACCAGAAATCTCAATCCAACCAATTGCAGAAGCATCAGATCCTGATACAGCATATTTATCTTTTAAGATAATTGGCTTGTTAGAGAAAGAAGTAAATTGTGGTTCGTTTTGACCATCTCTACCAGTAACACCTTTAGCATATTCAGAACCAATAACTAATACTCTAAGAGCAGAACCTGTAGTTGCTGTAATACCAGCAGCAGAAGCTGTATTAGCTTCATAGAAACCAACAGAAATAAGACCTGTTGATGCATTAACTGCTGTTACAACACCTCTAGTTGTAGTGTTAGAATCAGCCATTAAAAGAATATCATTAACTCTAATACCGTGGTCGTTAGTTGAGTAAACGTTTGTTCCTGTATTACCATCGATATCAGATACGATAGTAATCTGACCACCGGCAGTAGTGTCAGCTTTTTGTGTAACATGTGACATCGTAGCTATGTACGATAAATGTAATCTACCTTGTTCTGACCAAACAACTTGGTCTGAAGTCATAGATTCTTCAGCTCCTACTTGTGAAAGAAATCCTGAAATAGTTCTGTTACCGAACACCTCAGCTTCTTTTTCCATAAGATCTGGTAAATATTGTTGAGCCCATCCGCTTGTACCGGACGCTCTAAAATCGATGTAATTTGAAGTAAGTGCTTGCTGTATTGGAGCTGGCACACTATTCAAACTACCACCTGCAGTAATTGCCATAATTTATTTTTTTTAAATTGTTATTTATTTTTGTTTATTTTAAATTTAAAATCAGAAGAATTATCACCTAACACCCTTACCTTTACCCCACCAGCTTCTATTGTACCATGAGCTTGCCTTGGGTTCATATTAACATTTTTAGCTTTAGCAACACTATCTTTCATTGCATCAGCTTTTCCTTGTTCATAAAAGTGTTTTGCAACAGCATCTGCATTCATTGCTGTATATAGAGATTTGTGATAACCCTTTGCATCTGACATTTCATTTTTTTCGTTCAAAAACTTTTTGACAAAATTATTAATATCGCTTTGAGCTTCTTTAACCTCACTAGCATTGTTTACTTTAAATCTATATTTTTTATCACCAACATTGTATTCAAAACCTTTGAATTTGTCGTTAAAAACTTGATTAGTTTTGTTTAAAAAATTAGATTTTTGAGCTTCTGCTTGTTTTTTAGTCTCTTCTGACTCTTTGTTGTATCTATTAAAAAAATCCATAGCTTTTTGTTGTTCAGGCGTAAGCTTTGAACCAGCTTTGATTTCTTCATAGTATTTAGACTTTTGCCCGTCTAAGTGGCTTTTAGCGTTGGCAACTTGCTCTTTTAACGCTAATTTTTTTCTTTTTATTTCTCTTTCGTCATCTTCTTCTTCATCGTAAGAAAATTGATCTTCCATGAGAAAGTTAATTTCTTCATTATCTAAATGAGGTTTTGTTTGCTTATAGTACTCATATAATAAATCTTTATCTTCTAGTCCACTATAATCTTGATTAAGCTTAACGTAATCATTTAAATCACCACCAGTTTCTTCCATAAAATCCATTAATTTTTGAAGATTTTCTGGTATTGGCTTTCCAGTAGCTTCAGCTTCAGCAACAGCTTCTTCAACCTGTTGTTCTACTTCAGTAATTTCTTCTTCAGTAGATTCTTCAGTAATTTCTTCTAATACTGGGGCTTCTTGTGCTTCTGCTTCCTGTTGTACTTTTTCTTGTTCTTGTGGGGTGTCGGCATTTTCAGACTCTGCAACCACTCCGCTGTCGTCAGTTGAACTTGTTTCAACTTCTGTGTTTTCTTTTGGTTCTTCATTTTTTTCTTGTTTTGGTGTTGGGGGTTTACTTAAATCTACTTTTAAAACATTATCGTTACCAGCAGATTCAAATTTACTTTCATCAACTTTCACCACGTTTTCATCACCTGGGTCTTGTTGGTTTTTTTGTGTAGTTTCTTCAACTACGTTTTCATCTTTTTCTTCCATAATATAATATAATAATAATTAATAAAATCTATCTAGGTTCAAACGCACCTAAATCAAATCCTCCGCCTAGTATATCATTACCTGCAGACTCAAAGTTTTTAGGTGGTTTTCCACTATTTCTTTGTTCAATCATCTCTGATTGTTGTGTAGCTTGTATTTTTGTTCTTTGATCCTTACGATCTTCTTTTTCTTTTTCTCTACTTTTCATGCCTTGAACCTCCATATTTTTCAACTGCATACTCATTTGGAACTCAAGTTGCATCAACTCTTTTTTATACTCTACTTCTTGTTGCATTTTTTGAGCTTCAAGTTGTGCTTTGACTTGTTCTAGTTGAGCTTCGCCTTGCGTTATAGCTTGATTTTTTTGAACATCAGCTTGAGCCGCGGCTTGTGCAGCTTGTGCATTTGCTTGCGATTGCATTTGTATATTTTGTTGTTGTACCGCTTGATCTCTTTCTTGCTTTTTCTTTCTACGTATTTTTAACATTTGATTAGCAAGTTTTATATTTTTTATTTCCCTAAGATCAATAGCGTCTTCAAGTTCAATATTTTTTTGTTGCAATGCCATCTGTATATTGTTTTCAAGCATCATTTTTTCTTCCTCATCTGGTTGTAACTCTAAAAATATACCAAAATCATATAAATGTAATTCAGACATTTCTTCTAAAGTAGCTACATTATGAGCTCCTATAGCTTGAATAAAAGCGTCTTTTGTAGGAGAATACTCTATAATATCAGATATTCTAAGTGACAAACACTCGGCGGTTTCAGCGGTAAGATATAGTCCGGCTTGTAATATATGTCGAGTTGCTGTATTACTATTAGCTGCTGCTAATTTTTGCACGCCTACTAAAGCGTTTTTATCTGGCATACTACCATCTCTAGCTTCATTAAGCCCGGTTACATCTCTTATCATTTGTAGATAATAATTATAATTACCAATAAGAGCTTGCATTTTATTACCTCCACTACCAGATGTAATTTCTTGAATAGGTACTTTGCCAGGATTCATATCACCGTCTTGAGTAAACGATCTACCTATAACACTACCAGTCTGGAAAAACATGTTTAAAGCTTCTTGCGGGTTATAATTCGTGCCATTACCTAGATCAACCTCAGCTAAACCGTCGGCATCAAGATAAACACCATCTGGCACCATTCTAGCCATTACTTGTTGTAATTTTAGATGGGTCAATTGAATCATGTCAGCAAAACCAGTTATACGTTTTACCAATGAATCAATCCTACCATTATACATTCTTGGCGCTACAATAGCGTAATTCATTTTAACTTTAGTAAAATCACTTTTAGGACGCATCATGTTTTTTGACATTTCCCACTTAAGTAGTTTATCAGTACCAAGAATCATAGCGCCTTCATATAAACACTCTATAGATCTTAGTAATCTACTATATCCACCTTCCATGTTTTTAGGTGGATCAAACGAGTCGTTTTTAGGAATTATTTTATCTGAACCAGTTGCTGTTTCTTTTACTTTGTAAACTTCATTCATATATGTTTTATAATTAAAATATAAAACTTGAATTGTATTGTTATCTTCTTTATCTATAGAATGTCTTGAGTTATAATTACTAACGCTATACGACTTGTTTTTCATTATATCATCAAGATCAGTTTCTGTTAAATGAGGAAATTCTTTAGCTAGTTCGTTTACTGGTATTGTTTTTACCTCACCAACATAATATATATCATCAAAGTAAGGTGAGTCGGTATAAGAATAAACTAAATTAGCAGGGTCAACATAGTCTATAGTAACACCTTGCGATGTATTAAAGCCTGTTTTTACAGCGCCTATACCTAACACTGTTAAATCATAATAAAACTGCTTTTTAGTTAATTCATATTTATTACCCTCAAACAAAACATTCAATGCTTGCTCCTCGGCTAATTCAACAGCTTGTTTATAATTTAACTGCATATGTAAACCTAATTCCTCTTCAGAATCTGGTAAAGTTTCCACATCGTTTTCAGCTAAAGATATACCAAATGCTTGTTTTGAAAAAGCATCTAGTTCCTTAGTTCTCATATCTGCTAATATAGACTCCATGTACTTGGTTCTTTTACTAACACCATACGCGTCTTGTGAATATGCTTTTATATCGTAAGTTCTTTCTGCAATGCCGTTTACTACAATATCAACAAATTTAGAAATAATTGGTACAGGTTTCCAATCTAAATTAAGATAGGACAAATCACCATTTATAGATAACTCATCCTTATATTTTTGTATAGACTGCTCGCCTCTAGCATACAATCTTAAATTATGAAAATCATTAACGTTAGACGCGTATCTATTAACGTTTCTATCATTAACAAACCATTCTGTTTCTATTGCTTTAGCTACTTTTAAACCATAATCATAGCTTAACTTTTCAGCATCACTTACAGTTTGACTCGGAAAATAACT